AATCCTGTTGCATCATTGATTTTTTTGATGATTCGGGATGGAGACTTAGGTGAAATGTATGAACTTAACGCTCCGCTGTCTTGGGACGGCAAAATGTCAGGGTTTACTGTGCGAATTTCGGTTAACACCGCTCTTTGTTCCGCGCTTAGAGGCATTACTCTTCTAGACGGAAATACAATTCGTGCAATTTCCAGAGAAGACAGTCCACTTTCCGCTTGTTGTAAAATGAATTCGCGTTGCTCGCGTGTAAACTCAATAGTTTCCGCTGGCTCTCGACTTGTTGTCCTGTATTCTATACAATTTTCTACTAAAAACTTTCTTACTGCTCTTCCCTCTTTAGATCGTCCGTCTAAGGAGTCGTCTTTAAAACATTGTTTTGTTAAATCAATGAGGTTGGGAATTCTAGAAGAGTTTTCTCTCAAAAATTCCTTCTGTTCTTCACTCAGGTCCATTTCCTATAATATCGTGTTGTTTTAAGATTTCTAAGGCCACTTCTAGAAACTTCTTTTTTAAATTCTTTACTTGGCGATAACCGAGCTTTCTTTTTTGTGGGGATATCTTGTATCCCATAAATTTAGCAACATCCTCTTCAGTTTTGTCTTCAAAGTATAGCATCCTATAAGCGATGTAATGAGTGTGGCTTAATTCTATTTCCATATAAAAATCAAGACGCTGAAGGGAACCATTAAAATCAAAGTCAGTGGAATGTTGAGACCTTACCTCTTTTACAAAATCCTCAGTAGAAAGAGGAATCTTAA